AGCAGCAGACGGCGTACGTACTTCGGATGTATGAACGTACTGCGGGTGATCGTCGTCAGTTAGCCCCGACAAGTTGCCGTGGTCTTGGACGAGGGCAGCCGCAACGCCAGCAGACGAAATACTACGCAGATCGTAGACCGCTACCGTGCTCGACTTAACGCTGTTCGCGAAATTGTCCTTGTACTGGTAGATAACCTTGTACAGAGGGCGGAACTCAACTGACGGGAAGCCGTTGAGGTTAAGCCCCTCAAAAGTCATCGCCTCAGCAACCGACAACTGATTAGTCGGAGCTTGGCTAATGATAGAGATAACGGGGTATGTCAGATTATTAGTAGCAAGAATCCACGAGACGAAATAGCTGTTATTGGTGACACTAGCGGTTGACCACGTACTACCGCTAAGCAAGTTGTACTGCGGGACACTTGAGACAACCTTAAACGGGAAGTTCGTCGGCGAATCTATAACCCAAGCAGCACCGCTAAGATACATAACAGGGATGCGAGCAGGGCCAGACAGATCCTGCTGCCACGTATTCGCGACAGGCGAATTAGTCGAGACGATATCGACCTGCATATCTTCGTCAAAAAAGGTGCCGCCGCCGATGTCGATTTGCGCATCCGCATCAGCCGCCCCCAGGCCAGTGGTCGTATAACCGCTGGCGGCAAAGCCGTTAGCGATCGCCGCCCCGCGAGTGCGGTGAAGATATTCGTGAGTCTGCCAATCCAGCGTGATGCCATGACGCTCGTCACCAAAATAAATTGCTGTGTTTGTAGTCGTGTTCCAATAGATATAGGCAGTCGGCGCGTGTTCTTCCCACGTAAAGTAGGACATCTGCGTCGACAACACACCAGATGCACTGAAATAGATAAAGTGCAGGCCGGTTGTGTTCGGGATTACTACCGTCTGTGCAGTGGAGTATTCGTACTTGACGCCTTTGCACCAGACCTCAAAGGAGGTTGTTACCGGGGCAATGGTAAACGTACGAGTAGAGTTGTTGAACGAGATCGTGGACTGCGTCTTATCGGCATGGCCAATAGGCTCGCCAGACGGGTTTGCCCCAGCGACGTCGTTCAGTAGAGCAGCCGTAAGGCGCAGCTCTACCTTAGTACCTGCTCCAAAAGATGCGGCAGTCGTGCCGTCCTGGCCACGAACTACCGACAAGACGTTACCGGCTATGCTAACTACGCGAACAATTTCTCGTGTAGGAGTGTCCGTGTCGGTATCGATAGTAACGTACGTATAGTCTCCGGCCGTTAGGATCGGAAACTTAGACGCATCGGCTACAGTTATGGATGTATCACCGGCCCCAATAGCTGAGGCCAGTGTAGTAGTCGCGTTGTTACTAAATTTTACTGACATGGTTATCCCCTCAAAAACAAACTACTTAGGAAACTGTAACGCTCCAAGTAATCGTCATTGAGTCAGACGCACCTTTGTTGACCACAGCAAAAGTCGTGCGGCAAAACATCGTTCCACCAGTCGAGTCGTTGAACAGACCGGCCTCGGTGATAGCACCAGTGCCAGTTCCGGCTCCAAACGTCGCGACATACGTAACGACGTTGTTGGTGACAGTCGTTGACGTCAGCGCCACACGGGCCGCTTCCCCACCAAGCGCGGTGTCACCGGCAGCGGCAGAGGTAACACTCGTGCCGATGCCCATGTGGGTCATGGCAGCGGAGGTGGTGTCCTTAATGCGGCTAGCTACGAAGTTCTTACCTGTAGTAACCACGAGGTTAGGAACATCAAAAACCGTCTCGCCGTTAAGCTCAACGATCAGATGTCCTTTCATTTTCAGATCATCAGACAGCATAGCAGGTCTCCTAGTTATTAAATGGCGCTGAGTTCAAAGCGCCGACGTTTAGCACCGAAGAAGCAGTTGACCTCTTCGCTACAACCAAAGACTCGTTTACAACAAAAGTATCACTTAGTTGGGTCGATGCGGAGTAAGTAAACAAGTCACTTGCTTCTACGTAGTCGTTTACAGCCTTACTAAAGTCAAAGACTGATTCGTCAGAAAAGCCAAAAACATTCGTCTTTACCGCGTAGGTGTCCTTTATGACTCCGTCAACGGTAGTACTGTCGTCCAGCGTAAAGGCGTCTTCAAAAGCCCGACTGTATACAACAACGCGTTCAAACAGATCATTGACGGAAGTTGAATCGGACGCTGGCCTAGAGAACTCAGACGCATATAGGTCAGATACATTGGCTCCATCAGCCGCGCTGGTGTCCAGGTCATACGCCAGGGCGTCTGCTGGTAAAAGCTGATCGGCTCGGCCTAGCCCGATATCCAGAACTGGGCGTACGTCGCTAACTACGCCGATTGATTCAATGAAGGTTCGCGAATACTGGACAACGGCCGAATAGAAATCGGCTACCGAAAATCCGTCAGCTTCGATTCTAGAAAACGAGATGACCGCCCTTGTATCTACAAGAGTGGCCGTATCTGTACGCGCCTTAATGAACCCTTTAGCGGTAATAAAATCAGCGAAGCCAATAGTGTCTTGAGGGGTTTTTCCAACCTGCAAAAAACTACTATCGGACAACGGAAAGCTGTCAAAAAACGCGCGCTGAAGGATAAGAAGTACGGCTACAAAATCGGTAACCGTAAATGTATCCAGTAGCGATTTTTGGGACCCGATGGCTATCTGATCAGACAGGTACCCAAGTACATCGAGCTTGGTGGAGACATTTAACGAGGCCGCGTCAGCAAACCCGATAGAGTCCAGATCTCGAAAGTACCGGTTCTTTGTGTCCGCATCCAGAACCAAATCAGAGGTCTGGATGTCACGGTACGAAAGAAGGTTAGCCAGTCGCCGGTAGTTAACCGAGGTTTGATACAGGGGGTACGCTAGGGTCGCAGAATACGCTCGTCTAGTTACGACAGCGGCAGCGGCCCTAAATTGGGGCGATACGATACGCAGGCTGCGCGTCGATATAACGGCCTGTATGTTAGAAACTCTGTCAACTAATAGGCGGATAGCCACTAGTCAAAGTCGCTCCGTACTTTGAGCTTAATTAGGTCATTAACCGTCTGAATGCCACCAGACGCAAAGGTGACCTCAAGCTCAGCTTCAAATGTACCGGCGGTATCAAGGGTGCCGGTAGGGAAATTAGTGATTACCTTGCCCTGAAGAGGCTGGCTCACGGTGCAGGTAAGAGTGCTCTTGACCGTAGCACTGCCGAGTTCCCGGATACGAAGGCGAACAGTCGCCCCCGTGAGGTCCACTGGGGCCCACGTAGCACTGTTGTTCGGGTCGAGGATAGTGCCAACCGCAGCCGTATTGCTATCCTTCAGGCTGAAGGTAAGCTCGGGCAGCGTGTCCCCAGCCACAAGATTGAGAGTGTCGGAGTACGCCATACTATAAACCCCTGTTTAGCATAATATTAGCAGGACTAATGACGGGATGCACATTAGGCCGCACCGGACAGGTATAAACCCCGTTCATCCTGCCTACGCTTGACCAGGCCCGGCAGGACCCTGCCGCCGCCTTTAGTCCACTTCAGGAACTCATCCGCCGCCTCCTCGAACTCGCCCCGGTTGGTCTTCATCCGAAGCCCAGACCGCTGAAGGTTCCCCAAACCCACGTTGAAAGCGAAGGAAACGAGGCTGTCGAAGCGGCCTTGGCTATTAAGAGCATTAGGGCAATATCGGGCCACGCCGCGCTCAAATCGCGCAAGGTCTTTAGCAAGCAGATCGTCCACTTCAGCAGCAGTCCAGACACGGTTGTCCTCCGGCCGTAAGGGGAACTCCTTACGCAGCATCCTCCCAGCGTTCTCCACTGTGCGGAGGCTTGGGAGGTTAGCTTGCTCTGGGTATAGAACGTGGCCAACGCCGATAGTCCACAAGCCAGCAGGGCAAAGGTAAGGACGAGTCCTTACGCCCTCGTGGTGCTTGATCATACTGATGGCGGCTGGGGAGACTTTCACTGCCAATCTGCCTCATCGGGAGCCGACTCTTTTCCAGTTAAAAGCGCCCATACAAGAATGAGGTACAGGTGAATCATTTCTTGTTGAAAGCTTGGGTGCCAAACCAGAAGGCAATGATCGACGAGAGGATTAGCATCTCATCGTCAGAGAACACTTCTGCCATCGCGGCAGCAAACGGTACGCCAGTGTTGTACGCATACCAGACGCCAGCGATGTTGATGGCTACCAGCTCAAGAACAAAGATGTAAGTCACGACAGGACGCACGCTGGCACGCAGGTTAATCATCCACTGACTAGCACCCTTGCCAATTTCGATGTCGTGGTTGTACAAGGCTTGGCGCTCCTCAGCAGCCGTCTGCGTCTGGATTTGCTCCAGTTTGATT